AAAGCCAAGAACCTGCTCACGGCCAAATGTGTCGCCATGCAAGTTGACCGTGACGCTTTGCTGTGAAACCGCTGGAGCAGCCACTGCTGATGCAGCTGAAATGCTACCGCCACCTCCACCACCGCCCTTAGTCGTGCTCCTGATCGCCGCAACCTGCGCAAGCCCTGCCGCACCGACTGCTGCGGCGGCAACGAAGTTAAAGGGTGGTGGATAAGCGGCCAGCGCTTTAGTGACGCCTTCGGCTGTGTTGATGATGGCCTGCGCGATGGCAAATGCCTTGCTTTCGCCGAACACTTGCGAAAGCGAACCGGCAATATCGGAGGCCATGCCAAGATACGCGCCCGCGGAAACGAAAGTCGCTCTTTGCATTGCCGCGCCAAACTGCTCGGCGGAAATCTTGCTTTGGTCAAAAGCCGCCTGCAACGCCTCTTGCTGCGATAGCATTATCTCGTGCGGCGAACGGAGCGCCTCCGCCAAATGCAAGCCCGTATTTCCGAGTTGCTCGTACTCCTGCATGAGCGCTCGAAGAGCCGCCTTGGCTTCAGCAGCCTGACGCTTGGACTCCGTACCCAGATCGATGACAGGCTTGATCATGCCGGTCTCGATTGTCGTCTCCCACCCCTTCAGAAGCAGCGCACCCTCAAGTTCCGTCTTGCGAGCCTTTAGTTCGGACATGCGCCCTAACAGGCCGTCCATCTCTTTATTCACACGCTGGAGGCGAAGCCCCTTGAACATGCCATCGCTGCCGGCGATCTCTTGCTGCGTCTGAATGACTTCGTTTAAGCTTCTATTTACTTCATCAAGCTCCTTATTAACGCTGTTGAATTCATGCGTCAGACTTGCTTGGGACCGATCCTCGAGCGCAGACATTGCATCCGTGAGCGCGATAACCCCGGCCGTCAAACTGGCAACCGCCAGAACCGCCAGCGATAGCGGCCCGGCCATTGTTCCGATCACGGCAATGAACACGCCCACCCCGGCTGCCACTGCCGCGAGCGCAACCGTCACGCCGCCAAAAACGACGATGCTGGTTCGCATCTCCGGCGACAGTCCGCTGAATTGCTCGGACAAGGACTTTATTGCTTTGGCGGCTGGAACGATGACAGGCGTGATCGCCTCGCCGATCGCCTCCATCGTATCACCCCAGGCATTTTTCATCTGATCAAGCGCGCCCTGCGTCGTGTCCGCCATAGCCTCGGCGGCCTCGCCATAGAAATGCTCGATCTCCTGCAGGATGACGCCTTGCGCCTCCATGACCTTGCCGGACTCAATCAGCGTCTTGATTTGCTGCTTTTGCTGTTCAGTGAACGCGATGCCGACTCGGCTCAGCGCGGTAATCCCCTTGATAGGATCGTTGAGCGCCTTGCCGAGCTGGATAGTGGAAGATTGCAAATCCTGGCCGAGCACCGCAGAGAGATCGAGCGCGGCTGCCTGCGCACGTTCAAAGACTGGCCCAACGATATTTCCGAACGTCAACAGGTTGTTGGTGACTTTCTTGAGGATTTCCTCGTCACCAGACGTCGTGGCTTCCTGAAGCGCGGAAGCCATTTTCTGCAGTTGCTTCGACGTAAAGCCAGCCGTGCCGCCTGTCGTTCGCAACGTGGCCTCGACGGCCTTGACAGCCTGTTCTTGCACACCGAACGCGCGCACGGCGTCTTGTGCAAAGGATTTGAGCTGCCCGACGGCAAACGCCGCGCCGATCGCGCCGCCGAGCGCCTTGGCCTTGCTGGCAAGGCTGTCCATCGAGCGGCCGGCCTTCTTCGTGTCCGAAGAAAACTGACCGGCATTCATGCCCAGGACGACACGAAGCGCGCCAATGATTGCACTAGCCATCAGCGGTCACCTTTTGCGTTTACCATGTGCCCTCAGATCACGGATAATTTCTGCGGCTTCGGTTTCGGTCATCTGATATTTGCGACCGTAAACCTTTTCGACTTTATTGGCTTCAAACACCCACCAGAATTCTTGTGGGTGGAGATGCCAGAACTGCGACGGCGTTAAGCCCGCGCCGCCTTTTTCGCGCGGCCGGCAGCAGAATTTGAACGCCTCTTCGACCCATCCGGCGCGGCCGCTTGCGAGTTTCCCAAGTCGGTATCCTCTGATACAGGCGCATCCTCACTTCCGGACGCCAGAAGCTCTTGAACTTTGGCGCGCGCCGATGCCGGCAACATCATCTGCATGAGCATCATGACAGCTTGCATGACGGTGTCCTGAGCATCGCCGCCATTCAGCGCCTGCTCGTAAATGTCGTCATCAGAGACGCGAGCGCCGGCGTATCGAAGCGCATCACCATAGGCCATACTCAAGCGAACGAGTGGTGCGGTCCCTCGCTGTGAATAATCCTGCAGCTCGGCAAGAGTGATGTGCTGCTCGATTCGCGCCAGCGCACCCATGACCCGATGCGCCTTGATGGTCCAGACACGCCCGCCCCACTCAAGTTCGATATCGGTAAAAACACCCGCCATCATGAACCTGCGACGTAAGTTACTGCGCCATTGCTCTGGAAAGTCGCCTCGAAAGTGACTTCGCCATCGTGGCTACCGGTTTCAGAATAATCGGCAAGATAAAATGTGCCGGAAATCACGCCGCCATCGGGATAGACGAAAGAGGCCGCCTGCATCCGACGACCCGTCGCGCTTGCGCCCGCGAACCAGTCGGCGCGCAGTGAATCGTCAAGCAAGACGCCGGAAACCGGAAAATTCACCATGTTGATTTGCGCTGCGTCCAGCAACTCGCGCCAGCCGCTCGAATCATCATTCGTGATGTCGACTGCATCACCATTGAGTTCAACGCCCTTTTCCCGGACACCAGCGACAAGCTGTGACGGGCTTGCGTCCCCCCAATAGAGCTTGAGGGTTCTACCTACGACGGCAACCATTTGATTTTACTCCTAGTTTTCGAACCAGACTATGAAGTCTAGGTTCGTCCGAAACAGGTACTCGGGCGCATCGCCGCCGCTTTCCCTGAAATCCCGCTCGGCATCGAGCAAAATATATTGAAACGTCGTGCCACCGACCGTGCCGAAGAATGCCGACAGCGACGCAATCACCGCGCGCGCAGCATTCTTCGCGGACGCATAGGTCGTGCCCCAGCAATCAAGCTCAAGCCGCGCTTGAGCGAGGCCGCTTTCGCCGTCATCGGTGTAGACAGGTGCGCCGGAAATCCGATTGATGATGATGTCGGGAAGCGTGCCGCCCTGCGGACGCGAGCCGCAGTAAACGCGCTGTGAGACAAGCGCCGTCACGCCGCTTGTCGCCAGCAGCCGCGTCCTGATCGCCTCTTCCATAAATTAACGTCCGATTTTGGCTGCTATACGCGCCGCTTTTCGCGCAAGGCGATCTGCGGCCTTTTTGATTTCCGCCCACATATCGGTTCTGATGCCCGGCAGTATTCCTGCGCGCGTTGCATCCCATGCGGGACGCATGAACGGCTGCTTCGGAACGTCACCAATGGATTTGCCGCTCTTGCGCTGCCGGCGTTCACCCGTTCCGAATTCCATCCAGTGAGCCTGCGGATGCGTGCCGGGCCCGACATACACCTCGACGTCATCCTTGTGTGGCTTGCGGTGCTTCGATTTTTGCCGGCGCGACAGTTTCGTCGAGACGGCAATCGAGTTTTTCAAATTACCGAAGCCGACTGGGACGCGATCGCGCGCGGCCTGCGCAATGGGCTCGGCGCGCTTCGTCAGAATACGGCGCATGATATTTTTCGCCGTGGCATTGGGAAGCTCACGCAGCGCTTTTTGCACTTCCTTCAATCCCTCGATTTTCACACGCTCGGCCAGCCGGATTTCTTTCTGTCACGATCCTCGGGCGGTGGGCCGGGATCAGAGAGCGCGGGGACATCCGGCGGATCACCGAAAACGACACTTCGACCATCAACCACCAGATCAATGGATACTCGCGCAACGTTATCGATATCGTGGATTATCGTTGCCGATGTCACGCACGGAAGCTTTTCGCCACGCTCATTATAGATCGCGAACGCCCGGCACCTTACGCCGTCCCCGGCAGGCTGGGAAATATACAGCCTCATGCGCTTCGCAGTATCTTTATCAACAGTTGTCATGAGCTCACGGCCTGAATGTCGGGCTGAATGGCAGCGTCAACCTCGAGCCAACGATTGCGCTTCACTTCGCGCACGCCTGTAATGTTGTAGACGTCGCCGGCATAGAGCACGCGATCGCGCGGATTGAGATCGGCGATATCGGTGCTGTAGCGAATGCGGAAACGGATCGACAGCTTGCCGCCCACCTCTTGCGCGCGATAGCTTTCATTGGCGCTGGCATCGCGGCGATGCACCCAGACTTGCGCGAGCGTGCCCCACGTCTCGACCTCACCGCCGAATGCATCGAACGTCACAGTCGCACGCTGCAGCGTTGCGCGACGGTTCATGTCGCCGCTTCCTGTCATCTGCGATCCCACTCACGCTTCTTCTTCAGAAAATCCAGTTCCGACTTCCGGTTGCCCTTGGCGGTATAGATCGGCGCATCAGTCGGAAAGTGCCAATCGATGAAATCATTGCCGAAATGCTTCACGCGATACTGATCGCCGATTTCGCAAAAGACCTCATAGAGCACACGCTGATCGGCGTACCAGACGTGCTCAGCGGCAGCCATTTTCATCGAAAGATAGTCCGCATACGGCATGGCTTTCTGACTGCAATAGAAGACGCCGCCGAGCGTCTTGGTTCTGTTGCCCGCGTCTTTTTCCGCGTCCTTTTCCATGTTTCTAAAAAATATTCCGACATCGTAACGGTCATCCACGAGCGCCGGACCCTGGAACACGGAATCGACATCGACAAGCAGGACATGCGGGTATGTCTTGAGAAGCTCCGGCAGCAGCTCGTAACGCCAGAACACGAAAAAGGCCATGTCATCCTTGCTGGTGACGGTGATGTCATCCCGGCAAAAAACCTTGGCCTCATGCCCATAATGGCGAGCGCTTCGAAGGAACGCCTTGGCGTATCGCGCCTGATACTCCCGATCGCAAACGCTGTAGATGAATGGCCGGACCAGCGCCATCAGAGCGCCCAGGCCACAAGTTCACGCCGATATTCTTCGGCATATTCGACATGTTCATAGCCCGGCATGCACGGCGCGCCGTCCGTCCAATGCACGAGCGCGGGCTCGCCTTCATCTTCGTCAAGCTCAGTATGGCCAACGAGAAAATTCCAGCGCTGCGGCAGCGTCCCGATCTCGTCATCCTCGAGCCAGCAGAAGCGATGTAAATCACGGCCCGGCAGCGTATTGATCATATCGACGGTCAGCCGCTTGTTGGCGGGATGGTCGCAATCGAACAGCATGACGCTCGACCAGTTCTTGCGCGCGTATCGCGTCTGAGCCTGGCCGTCCATCTTGAGGCCTTCAGGCGGATCGAAATGATGCTTGACGCACCAGACGGCCTTTCGCTTGTCGCCTTGAACATACTCGAAAAGCCGCATGACGTTCTCACGCGCCATGATATCGCAATCGCCGAACAAGGCGAGCCCACTGCCGGCGAGGTGAGGAGTCAGGAAACGCGTGATCGCGAATTCCGTGCTCATCGGCGCGTCAGAAATCGTGTCCCAGAGCTGTTCGCCGCGCCGCTGCGTTTCGCGCGTATACAGGCCAGCACCGCACATCTGCGACATGATGATGCCATTGACCGGAACAGGCGCCGTCAGATGCCGGCGAATGCTGTTGCGGCAAACCGCATAGCACGGGATTTCGCGAGGGTCATAGCCGATCCAGATCGAAAGCTTTTTATTCACGCATCACCATCCAAGACAATAATCGCCGCTCTTTTCCCAGAGCTGTTTTGCACCCCACGATAGGAGGAGATCGCGCGCGGCAAAGCGATCGACGCCATAGCGCTCGGCGTTATCCGGCTTCTGCTCGACGACGATGATCGGGCGGCATGCCTGGATCATCTGCTCGCCACCTCGCAACACTTCTAATTCCCAACCCTCTACATCGATTTTGATAAAGCCGACTCGCGACTCGCCTTCCAAACTGCCACCACCCAAGCATTCCATGTCCAGAGTGGTAGCTTGAACCGATATGTCGGGCTGCATCGGATAGCGCGCGATCGCGCAATTGCCGGTATTTTCTGATGCTCCAGTCATCCAGATCTCTGCGGCCTGGTGAGAAACAGCAAGCCGCCGCAGCGTCACATTAGGAAAGCCGTCCAGATTTTGCTGAAAACAATCAGCGATATGCGGGACCGGCTCAAACGCGACGACGCGCTCAAAATTATCCGCCAGCACACGCGACCAAAGACCGACATGCGCGCCGACGTCGACCGCAATGCCGCGCCGATCTTTCGGGGAAGCCTTCAGCGCCATCTGAATTTTCTTGAACTGATACGTCCCGGCACCGCGATACTCCGGCCCCTGCCGCAGGTGCTCCGCAAAATGCGTGTCGTCATCCGGCAGCCAGATTCCGCGAACTTCCTTCATTGCCAGTGATCCTCCTTGCGCCGGCCGGCGACTTCTTCCCGCGGCGTGCGGCCGAGCTCCTTGCGCGCGCCCTTGGCGTGGTCGAGGCGTTCGCCGAGCCGCGAATACGGAAACACATGATGGTAGCTACGCGCCTTGCCGGACAGGCTGTGAGGGCGCTCAAACCAGCTATCGCCAACACAGCGCGTGACGAGCTGCTGGATGACGAAACTGTCGTGCGTTTCCGAGAACCGAAATACACGATCGCTCTCATAAGTCTTACGCAGCAGAGTCATAAATTCCTTATGGCGAACACCGTCCGGCCGGAACATCATGAAACCGCACTCCGGATAAACGCGCTCCCTGTCGAGCCAGGCCATATATTTCGAGTTTGGGAAGAGGCTTTCGAGCCATTCAGGTGTCACGGCCTGGTGCGCGAGCGTGTCCGCGTCCATCCAGATCAGCATATCGCACCGCTCGTCGGCAGCATCCGTCAACGCGGCGATCTTGTGCGCGAACTTCACGCAATCGCGGCGATAGTCATATTCCCTGTTCTGACGATTTTTCCGGTAGTCGAGGCCGTGCGCGTCCAGGTTTCCCGCGTGCTTCGCTTTCCATGCCGTGAACCACTGCGGCAACTGCCGAAGCTCGATATTGTCGGACTCCGGAAAATAATTGAAACCCTCGACATAATGAATGAGCCGGATCTCGCGCGACCAGAAGCGGCTGAAAGTTGCCGCCATCTGCTTGCCGTAGCTCTCAAAGCCTTCGGCGCTGCACGTCGTCACAACCTTGATCAAAGCATAACCTCCAACGTCATCAGATCGTGATCGCTGATGCCCACCGCATCGATGGTGCGCGGATTGCGGACTTCGACGCCGCGATAGAAAAACCAGTCGAGCCGCCGACCGGCAAAGCGCCCCTTGTCCCGGTTGGCATCGCGCCACTGGTAGCCATAGGACTCGGCCACATCGAATAGCGGCTCCCGGCCCTGCTTGTTGTTCATGTCGCCGCCGATTACGACGCGGTCCGCACCGAGCTTCTTCAGCGCCTTGCAGAGCCGCTGCATCTCTCCGGCGCGCTTGTCCGGCGTCGTACGGTTCTCAAGGTGCACGGTTGCGAACCAGGTTCGAGCAACACGGCAGATAAGCGCCTTGCGACCACCATCGCGTGCCTGATCGCTTCCAATCCACTCATGGCCCGGCGTGAGATCAACTATGTGCGATGTGAGCGGCAGGCCATCGCCGATGATGGCATTGCAATGCAATCCATGCCGATTGACCATGCCGGCGAATGCTGCCTTGTCCTGATCGTTGCCGAGCCCATGTTCCTCGAACTCGATCGCCATGCGGTAGTCAGTTTCCAAAACATATGCAATGCTGCGAAGAACATGGACGTTGCCAGACCGGGCCATTCCAACATCGCATTCCTGAAGCAAGGCAATATCAACCTTGTGCTTCGACAACGTAAGCGCGATTTCACCAGAATTCCGACCGCGCTCGATATTCCAAGTGGCGACCGTCTTAAATGTGGACATATGGCTTCAACCAGTCCGGTCGCGGATCGGCACTCATGATCAGATCGATAATTTCGAGATCCTGCACATCGTCGACGTCGAGCCCGGTGATCTTGTTCTCGATAATGGGATGAATGCGGTGCCCCATGAAATAGGACTGCCCGCCCGTCCATCCGCTATGCCGGAACACCTCGAGATTGAAAGGCTTGTAGACCTTGGGAAACTCGGTGCGCCGTGCCT